CCCGGAATGGGTAAAACGCCACTAGCCAAACGAGAGTCACGTTACTTTGACTTAGACTTTGGTTTCTTCCGGTCTGCACTTGATGTGCGAAAGGAAGATGAGGCTACACTGCTTAAGCCTTTTGCTAAATTAGCAAAAATGTATGCAGATCAAGGGTACATTGTGTTAACCAATGAACCTAAATTAATGGAAGTGATGAAAATCACTAAAGTTTATTTGCCTACGGATGCACGATACAGTGCACGTAAATTGAAGGTACCAGTTGAGACCGCACAATTGTGGATTGAAGATTGGGCTTCAATGGCAAAACGGTTCAACGTGCCAGTTATCTATGTGTCTACTGGTTTGGACCATTACTTAACTAGAAAGAAAGGAGGTTATTCAAAATGAATAACAAAACAGTATTGGGTGATTATTTTAATCTACCTAACCCCGGACTGCGTAGTTATTTTGAGCACGTAGCGAAGGGTAACCCTGACGAATACCGAACGACGTTTGCCAGGAATGAATCGTTAAGTCAAGTTTTATCCGAGTGGAAGCCAACCATTGAGCGACTTGCTCATGAATGGCCAACCTTATTGGATTATGAGAATGACTTAGCTAAGAAAGTCGGTCCTTTATCAATCCAGAAACCACTTAGTGAAAGAATGGATGATATTGGATCTTACTATGATTCTATCCTTTCAGAATCAAGCCCAGTCAGCGAAGAAGCGATTGCAAGTGTAATTGCTGAATGGGGTAGAGTTGGTTCTCTACACATTAAATCCCACCGCGCAACTGTAGAAGAAATGAAGTTATCTACAAATTCTGGCTGCCCATATTTCACTAAACGTAGAAATGTCTTAAGTAAGACGCTTCCCCTCCATATTAACTGGAGAGGTGATGAAATTTTACTACACCAAGCTAAAAGTACTTGGAAGGCATGTGCAGTGTTAGGATGGCGTGGTCAGGAAGGTGGTCCCACTGATGATGATGTTAAACAACGCGTCGTGTGGATGTTTCCGTTTGGCGTGAACATCGCCGAACTATCATTCTATCAAGTACTAATTTCTCATGCGCAGAAACGAGGATTAGTTCCAGCTTGGATTGGGCTGGACGAAGTTGATAAGAGGATTACCAGACTCTTTGATACAAAAGGCAAAGACGATTTGATAGTTTGTACAGATTTTTCGAAATTTGACCAACACTTCAACGCTGATATGCAAGACTGTGCTAAATCAATCATCACAGCTCTGCTGTCCGATGACGCAGTGAGCCATAGTTGGTTAAATAATGTTTTCCCCATAAAATACGAAATTCCTCTCGCTATTTCTATGGATAAATTAATCACTGGTAAGCATGGAATGGGTTCCGGTTCAGGCGGAACTAATGCTGATGAAACACTCACACATCGTGCTTTGCAGTATGAAGCTGCACAGAGTGTGGGTAAAGTGCTCAATCCAAATTCACAATGCCTGGGTGACGACGGTATTTTAAGTTATCCCGGAATACAGGTGGAAGATGTAATGCGATCGTATACTGCACATGGCCAAGTCATGAATCAGGATAAGCAGTACGCGAGCACACAAGACTGCACATATTTACGGCGTTGGCACCACCGTGACTATAGAATAGATGGCGTATGTGTAGGTGTTTACTCAACCTATCGTGCTTTGGGTAGGCTGTGTGAGCAAGAACGCTATTATGATCCAGATGTATGGGGGCCTAAGATGGTTGCTCTACGTCAGTTGTCAATTATTGAGAATTGTAAGTACCATCCCCTCCGCGAGGAGTTTGCTTGCTTTTGCATGAAAAGGGATAAATATAAGTTAGGTATACTCATCCCAGGTTTCCTCGACAATATTACCAAAATTGCAGAGGAAGCTATCGAGCTCATGCCAGATTTTC